GCCAGCGCTGAAGGTTCCCCGGACGGTCTGGTGGCGGTTAGCGTTGACCACCGCGAAGCATGGTTGTTTGGTACCGATTCTATTGAAGTCTGGTACGACGCCGGGCTAGCTGACTTCCCGCTTACGCGCATCCAAGGCGCATTTAATGAGTTGGGACTCGCGGCGGCTTTTTCCGTCGCCAAACTGGATAACACGTTATTCTGGCTTGGCCGCGACGACCGTGGACAAGGGATGGTCTATCGCGCCAATGGGTACCGAGGCGAACGTGTTTCCACCCACGCTGTCGAGTGGCAGATTCAGCAGTACCCGGACATTTCAGACGCAATTGCCTATTCGTACCAGCAAGACGGCCATAGTTTTTATGTACTGACGTTTCCTAGCGGCAACGCAACGTGGGTTTACGACGTAGCCACAAGAGCGTGGCACGAGCGGGCAGGCTGGTCTAACGGTCACTTTACCCGTCATCGGTCAAACTGTCAGTGCAACTTTAATGGCGCGATTGTTGTCGGCGACTACCAAAACGGCAACATTTACCGATTCGACTTGGACGTGTACGCCGACAATGGACAGGTTCAGCGCTGGTTGCGCTCCTGGCGGGCGATCCCCACGGGCCAAAACAATCTGAACCGCTCCGCCCACCACAGCCTGCAACTCGACGCGCAGACCGGGCACTACTTGACGCCTGCGGCAGATAATCAATTTCAGCACTTGGCAACGGAAGCCAACGGCGATCTGCTTACCGAAAACGAAAACTTTTTGAGCCTGGAAACGTTAATCAGCGTTTACTACAATCCAGACCCGCAATTTATGCTGCGCTGGTCTGACGATGGCGGTCACACTTGGTCTAACGAGCATTGGCGTGGCGGCGGCTCGGTCGGTGAGTACGGGCGCCGCATCATCTGGCGCCGGTTGGGCATGACGCTCAAGCTGCGAGATCGCGTGTACGAGGTGTCCGGTACTGATCCAATCAAGATTGCAATCATGGGCGCGGAGCTTCACGTCCAAGGTACCAATGCCTAATATCACCAACATCCCCGCATCCCGCGTCGAGATCATCGACGAGCGCACGGGGCTGATGTCGCGTGAGTGGTATCGCTTTTTCTTGAATTTGTTTCAATTAACGGGCAATGGCAGCACGGATGTCACGCTGCAAGACCTTCAGTTAGCGCCGATTCCTACGGATTTTTCGTCAGATATAGACGCTTTACGCACGGAATTTGGCATTCAGCCGCCCTCTATTCCATCTCAGGCCGACTCCAACTATACTACTCAACCAAGTGCCATTGTTGTGGGCGCTACGCCGTTTACTTACGTCAATACCACAGGCTACGCGGTTGATGTTATTGTGAGCGGAGGGGGCGTTTCTGCGCTGGATTTTTCCAGGGACGGGACAACGTTTTTCAGCACTGGAAGTTTTTACGGGATGTTTGCGCTATCGCCCAATGATCGGCTGCGCGTCGCGTACCAAACGGCCCCACAAATGACTCTTGTACCGAGGTAAAAGATGACTACCGCGACCCTCTCCCCTAGCCCAAAGCTACAGTTTTTTGATGCCAATGGCAACCCGCTTGTTGGCGGCAAGCTGTATTCGTATGAGGCAGGCACGTCTACACCTTTGGCGACGTATGCAGATTACGACGGTACGACTACCAACACAAACCCGGTCATCCTCAATTCTAGGGGTGAGGCCGATGTGTGGCTGTCTTCTAGCTACTACAAGCTGCGCCTACTAGACAGCAACGACGTAGAAATCTGGACGGTCGATAACATTGGCGGTTACGCCACGATGGCCGACGTTACCGCCGCTATCAACGCTGTTGTTGCTGCTTACGCAGCCAGCGGCGGGTCTAATCTGATCGGGTTCATTCAAGGCGGCGCCAGCGCTGTCGCTACAACTGTCCAGGCTAAGCTGCGCGAAACAATTAGCGTCAAAGACTTTGGAGCGGTAGGCGACGACTCGCACGATGATACGACGAACATTCAGGCGGCGATCAACTACGCTAACAGCATTGGTGGCGATGTCTACTTCCCGGCGGGCACCTACAAAATTTCCAACACGCTGCTAATCGACAACAGCACCAGTGTTTCTGGCTACGACAAAGCCTCTGTGTACGGCGATAGCTCTGCCAGCGTACAGATTCACGGCATAGCTGGTAATTACAATATGCTTCGGATTACCGGCGGCTCGGTCGGCGCAGGCGTTCACAGCCATCAGGTTATTCGAGGCTTGTTTTTTGTTAAAGATGATTTGCTCGGAGCGGTCATTAGCTGCGACAATCTTGCGTTTATCTCATTTGAAGATATTTCCTGCTTAGCGGGTAATTACAGTTTTTACGCGACTGACATCCTCTCATCGGTCTTCTATGACTGCGTGTTCCGGTTTGCTAACTATGGAATGCGTTGCGAATATAGTAACTTTAGCTACCCGAACGCGCTGACGTTGCTCGGCTGTGTGCTGGGCAATCACTACAACTTCGGCGCCTGGATCATCGGCGGCGCTACGTTCAACATGATCGGCGGCAGCGTCGAGAGTAACGGCATCGGGGGCGCGGCGGCAACCAAGTTTGGCGTCTTGCTTGACGATTCTGGCACTCAAGGCGGCGCAGCGGGCAACTTTAGCGGCGTGTACTTCGAGGGCAACGTTGGAACTGCGGATATCTGGTTGGCAAGCAGTGTGGAATCGTCGGCCACTAATATTTCTGGCTGTTCGTTTAACAGAATTGACTCCACTAACTATGTAACCAACAATATTCTTGTCGAAACGTCTGGCGTAGGTATTGTTCAGACTGCCAGCGTCATGGGTTGCGGATTTAAGGGCTTTAACACCTACACGCCTAATTCTGGCCGTAAGTACATCGACTCCATCGCAACGGGCAGCGGTACCAGCACGGTGGCTTGGGCCGGGTGTATGTTCCAATCGGCGACAGAGACGCCGACAATTACTAACGAGATTCAGTTGACGGGTGGAGGCGGCGGGTTTGTGACCGCCGTCACAGGAACCGCGCCGATCTCGTCTTCGGGCGGTGCGACGCCTAACATCTCCATCTCAGCGGCGTCTAGCGGAACGAATGGATATCTGTCATCTACCGACTGGAATACGTTTAACGGCAAGGCGTCTACGGCGTTTTCTGGCTGGACTAGCGTGTCGTTCCAGAACAGTTGGGCCAACGGAGGCCCGCCCAATCCTCAAGCGGCGTATACCAAAGACGCTTTTGGTGTTGTCAGGCTGCAAGGCGCGGCGATCAACCCAGGCAACTCATCGGCCACTATTTTCACGCTTCCTTCCGGCTATAGGCCAACCGGCACAATTGTCATTCTTAATTACGGAGAAGTAAGCAGCGTTGCACAGCTCTGTACGTTGACCATTACTTCAGCGGGCGCGGTAAGTATGCTTCCGGCGGGTAACACAGTCTCGCTTAATAACATCACGTTCCAAACCAACTAAGGCACATCATGGCAGTCTATGTAAAAGTCCTGATCCCGGCCAAAGTTGCTGAAGGGTCGCAGACGACGCAGTACACCGCTGAAGGTGTTACGACGATCATTGACAAGTTTACAGCGACTAACTTTGACGTTACTCCGGCCACGATCAGCGTGAACATCGTCACGCTAGGCGACGTTGCGGGCAACAATAACGTCATCACCAAGACGAAGACGCTCCAGGCCAACGAAACGTATATCTTTCCCGAGATTGTCGGTCAAGTCATTGCTAACGGCGGGTTCATCTCCACCTTGGCGAGCGGCTCAAGCTCGGTCAATATCCGCGCCAGCGGTCGGGAGGTGTCGTGAACTTCGCGCATCCGGCCACCGTTGTACCCGCCCTAATGCCTCGTGTTGAGGCGTTGCAACGAGCGGTATCAAAACTTCCGCAATACGAGCCGGAAACAAAGCATTATTTTCACGCCGGGATGTATTGCCGAGAAGTGTTTAGGCACGCTGGCGTCGTAGTAGTTGGAAAGGTTCATAAGCAGGAGCATTTCTATCTGATCGTGTCTGGCACCGTTAAAATTACGGATGGGGACGGACCGGCGCAAGAAGTT